ATAAGTTTGCTTCATAAGTCTTATTTCCTTGCACCTCTAGTCTTAATATATCAGCTTGTCCTGCATCTTTAATATGTATCTCACTTACTCCATCAGTTTTTCTCTTATATTCTGCTGTATTAGATACAGTTTGCTTTATTACATTGATATCTTGCTCTTGTTGAGTTAGTTTTGTTTCGTGTTCAGAAGTTTGCTCTGCTAGTTGAGTTATTTTTTGATTTTGTTTATCTACCAAAATGTAAGTTTGATTTATTTTTTTATCAGTACTGTCTGCATACTTATACTCTGTTTCTGTTTCCTCTGGTTCATCTGTATATAATTTTTCAGATAGTCCATCGTCTAATTCTATTTCATTATTCAGTAAAATTGTTTTGTATGTTACTTCATTTAACACAAAATTAAATATGTCACATACTTCTAAGAACAAAATTCCTTTACTTTGCACATCAAATATATAAAAGCTTAATGTTTTTAAGTAATTAAACATTGCATCAATGTAATCTGCTCTATCATTTGTACTGAGTAGCTGATTATCAGATATTCTGTATTCGTGTAGTCCGTTGGTAGCAATGCTTTCATCATCTTTTCTGTAAATGTTATCGCTTTCTTCTGCTCTGCTAAATACTAAAGAATTTATTATGTATTTTTCTCCAATTGTAATATTGTCTTCGTCTAAATAACTTTCATCTATATTTTGATTTGTTTCTGTTGGATAAATTAAATATAAATTATTTCCCTTAAATAATAAAAAGCTACAAGTTATTGTAGCAATCTCATCTAAGATATCTCTATAAGTGTAGCCTATTTCTATATGTAGCGTTGGATCTACTAATTTATCTGAATTTATAAAAGTTTCTGGTATATTGTCAGTATTCCAATTTAATTTCTGACAAACAGCTAGTAAGTAATTCCTTACTGTTAATTTTTCAGTAAGTTCTAACTCGCTATCTACCATTGCCTCTTGCATTTTAGTATAAGCTAAAATTCTATATGAATTGGTATCTTCTTGTCTTTCACAACTCTTTACATAGTAAGTATTCAAATCTATATAGTTATAGTTTTTTTCATTTACTTTTACGCCTATTTTTCCTGTTATCTTAGTTTTATTTGGCATATATACTTTAGAGTCTATCTCAATTTGATGCATGACTGTTTTGAATAGTGAAGTATTAAATGATGGCTTTATATAATTCAAATTATCACTACTTATGTCATTATTGTTTGCTTTTAATTTCACATCAAATTGCCTACCGTAAGTTCGTATATCGATTTTGAAATTATCATTTACATTTATCATTATTCATAATGCTCCCTTTTTTTATTTGAGATTACTGCACTGCTGTATCCTTCTACTTTTCCTAAATATTTTTGTGAATACTCTTGATCATTCGAATAACACGACATATTTACTATTTTCTTTTTTAGGTCTGGGTTATAGAATGTTACTTTGTTTTCCGCCTTATTAAAAAGAGATAGGATTACTCCTACCTCTTCATTATTTAACCTTCTAAATGTCATTGTTATCTTGGGATATATTCCTTTAAGTGTTCCTGAGTTATCTCCAGATAAAGACCTTCCAGTATCTTTTCCCCAAATTTTGTGATAACCAAATTTAGCTTCTGTTAAATATTGAGCCATTTTTACACCATCTATTATTAAACTTTCTTTATCTATTAGCATAATTACCTCCCATTAGTAGCAAAAGCTAATTCTTGTTTTCTTTTTGCTTGTCCTCTTTGTATTGTTCTTCCATCTAAATTGATTATATATGAGCCTCCTGAAGTTCCAATTTTAGACGCTAGCTTGTCTGCCAAAACATCTAACCACTCCATATTATTTTCTAGAGGTACAACCGCTTCTCGTCCAGCTTCTCCTATAATTGCTTGTGTAGGCTGTGATATAACACCGCCTTTTGCTAATCGTGGAAGATTAAATGTATTCAAATATCCTAAATTGATTCCTGGAACTCGATTTATTACATCAGTCAGACTATTGATTGCTCTAATTGGCGAATTAAGAATATCTTCAATAGCTCTTAACACGCCATTTACCACAGCTTTAAATGCTCCTGATATTGTAGCACCTACTGTTGTTCCTACATTTACTGCCATTCTTCCTATCAATATAAACATTGTTTTAGCAGTATTTTTTATGCTTTTCCAAATATTGCTGAAAATATTTTTAATGTTTTGCCAAGCCCCTTTCCAATTTCCAGCAAATACATTTTTAATAAATGAAATAATCTCATTGAAATTAGCTTTTATTCCTTTCATTGTACTGTCAAGCCAATTCAAAACATCTTGTAAACCACTAACAAAATTGTCATATATGTCGCCAACGACATCTCCAAACATTTGCCTAATCCAATCGCTTTTTCCTTTTAGCCAACCAATTCCACCTTGAAAAAATGTTTTTATTTGTTCCCAATATTTAACTATAATTCCCCATATAATCACTGCCGCTGCTATAACTGCTAATGGTAAGTTACCTATAATTATAGCTAAGCCTAATATTGCTATTCCTATTCCTTGGATTACTTTCCCAAAATTATTGAATGTCGGGTCATTTAAATAAGCAATTAATCCTTGTATCGCTAAGACAACACCTGCAACCATAACACCTATTCCAAGTGCTTTTATTCCTCCTAATCCTAATTTCCAAGCAAGTAATCCTGCTGTTACTCCTGCCATTACTGATAATATTAAATCTTTATTTTCTATAATCCATTTTAACCATGTTGGAGTTTCTATTTTTTCTATATTTGGCAATGGATTCCCATCATTTTCACTAGTTGAACTAGAATTATTTTGCAGTATATTCATTTCGTCGAAACCCTGTAATGACTTTTGTATTTCCTTTGCTGATTTTGCTGTACCGCTTGCACTATTTTTCATTTTCTGAAAATCCTCAGCACTACTATTGCTAAATAAGTTGATACCAAACCACGCTGTACTTATTGCGTTTATGTAACTCAAAGCAGTGTATAATAATTTTATTAGTGATTGTACTATTGGAACTAAAGCATTTGCTATACAGTATCTCATATATTCTAAGTCTGTTGATACTTGACTATTATATTGAGAAACTATATTTATAGCACTTCTTACTGCATTCCAGGCAGTTCTTATTCCTATTATTGCAAATGCCATTTTACCTATTTTACTTATTTGTCCTTGGATACCTTTGCCTATGTTGTTTATTTGATTTTGAACTTTATTTATTTTTATAGACTCAATTTTATTTTTAAATTCCTGTACCTTTGCATTATTTTCAGTTTGCTTTGCTTTTATTTTATCTAATTTAGCATATACTTTATCAATTTTTGAGGCCTGTTTATCTATTTCTAGTGTTGCTTGTGAATATTTTTGTTTCATTAAATCAATATTTGTAGTAAGCGAATTATATTGAGGTACATTAGTACTGCTTAGTCCACCTAAGGTCAAAGTTTTTCTTTCTGCTTCTAATTGTTTAATTTTTTCTTTATATTTATCTGCTTCGTTACATAATTTTTCATATTGATTTATTTCTTCTTGCAATCCTGTTGCTTCTTTATCCAGTCCTAAATTATCTGTTTGTGCCTTTTTTATTTTATTTTCTAATTCTGTAATGTCTTTATCTATTCCACTATTGTCAAGTTTTGTTTTGATTTTTAAGTAACCATCCAAATATCTCACCTGCCTCTTAATTGCTGTTCAAACAGCTTATCAAGTCTTCGTTCTTCAGCTGTTTTTGTATTTTTCTTTTTTAGTGCCAACTGTTCTTTTTGCCTTGCCCATTTTTCATATTCTTTACTGTCTTTTATTTGACTTATATCGAAATCTCTTACAAATCTAACTCTACTCAAAATACATTTTTCACTGAGTCCACAAAGCAAATTGTAAAACTCCCACCAGTGCATATATGTATTTTTATTTAATTTAATTTTGTAGTCATAAAAAAAAGAAGTTCTAATGTATTCCCAGTCTTGCTCGAAATCCATGTCAACTTCAATTTCTTCTTCATCGTTTTCTATTTCTTTACCACAATTCAAATATTTCATTCCTATTTTTAAAAGTTCTTGCCAGTTTTCACTATCTTGTAGCCCTTTATTTCCAAAGAGTAAATATATTATTGCTAACGCTCTTTCTTCTTCAGAAACTTCACTTCTTGCTACTTTCTCACATTGTAGAGCTACTTTGTAGTTTGTATTTATTTTGTACTTTTTATTTTTTATTTGTGCATATTTAGGATAACTATTCATTAGTCATCACATCACTATCTACTACCTTGTATTTTTCTTTTATTCTTTTTTCCATATCACTTACAGTTAACTTCATTTTGTCCATATAAGGTTCTAATGCTTCTGATATATCATCCCACATCTCGAAATATGGATTTCTTCCATTTAAGAATTTCTTGGTTCCGCCCTCTCCCAAAAATAAGTCCATTGCTTCTTCCATTTCTTTATAACATTGTTTAAATGCTTTTACTTTTAGTACCTCGTTAGAACTTAATAATTGTTTTCCTTTATGGTCTTCTTTCTTATTTATTATTATCATCTGTGCCTTTAAGTTGCTTCTTGCTTGTTCTATTAAATTTATACATTTATTATATTTTAACGGTAAATCTATATCTCCTAAGTCAAACTGTATATAAATTTCCTTATTGTTCTCATCTTTCGTAATGTTTCCTTCTTCATCTTGAAAACCTAATTGTATTATATCTTTTTTATTTTTTAATTTAATATATTCCATATTCCCTCCATAATAAAAACACCTGCATTTGCAAGTGTTTTATTGTATTATAGTCTTATTTAATTTTTACCAGCCTGTTATCTCTACAAACTTATAGGTTGAAACCTTTTCAGTAACAAGCCCTATTGCTTTATATTTCCACGTTGAATTTGGTTCTAAGTTATTTATGTTATCTACTGCTGTTCCTAATTGTGCTCCATTAGCATCATACAAATTAAACGTTACTTGAACATATGAATATGTTTTGTTTGTATTGTTTTTTATTTCGCCTTCAATATAAGTTGTTCCTAAACTATCTATTACCTTTTTATCTGACACTAAAGTAAATTTTTCTTGTTGATTGTTACTTGTTGGTGTTGTATTTTCTCCTCCACTTGCCAAAGCCCCAATTCCTATGATAATAACTAATATACCTAATATTACTCTTAAAGCCGTGTGTTTTAATTTTTTACCACATTTTGGACATACTTTTGCACTCTTGCTTACTTCTGTACCACAATCCTTACAAACTTTCATTGACATTTCTAATACTCCTCCTTTTATTTTTTTATGATAGAATGAGTATATTACAAAAGTCGACAAAGAGCAATAGGTTAAAATATACTTTTTATCGACTTTATTCGACATGTTTTGTCGAAACTATGCAGTCTCTTCTGTGAATGTTGGTAAACCACTTGCAAAAGTAACTGTTCCAAATGTTGGGTCGCCTTGTACTTGAATTTTATATTTAATCTTTAATGCAGTTCCACCTTCTAATGTATCAGAATCTGGAACTACTAAAACTTTAAACAGTCTTGCATCATACTTTGGTGTAGACTCTGTTTCGCTCACTCTATATTTAAATACTTCAAGTAATTCTGTCTCTAAGGCTGTACCCTTTTTCATTCTATACATTAAATCATCAATGTATGTAAATACTGGGTCGCCTTTAAGAGCTACTTGTTCTATATCAGAGCCTAAAGCATAACCATCAACGCTATGTCTTTCGTTTTCCTCTATAATCCAGTGTTCGTCTGTTGTTTTAGCACCATAACTATTTTCTTTTGATGTAACACCTTTACCTAGAATTGACCAGGTTTTACTTGTGCCAGTTGGTGTTGTATTTAAGAAATTAACTTTAGCAGTATTATTTAATCTTTCTAATTTCACTTCTGTATCAGCCATTGTATTTTCCTCACTTTCTAAATTTAATAAACTAATTTCGTTTGGAGTATCATTTGCGACTGTTTTTCTTTTAGTTGCCATATTTAATCCTCCTTATAATATTTTAAGTAACATTGGATACGGTAAATAGCTTCATTTGCATTTGTAGCAAATATGTAACCATTTGTCGTTGCTCCAATTTCATATATTCCCTCTATTTTTGGGTATATTTTTTTATTATTATTTTCTTCTAACCAATTTTTAAAATTCTCAAAGAATTTAGAATTATCTATATTATTTTGAATATCTTCGTTCCAATGAAGTTTGCTATCGAAAGTAAATAAAAACTGATAATCAGCACCTATCACATATCTTTGAATTACTGGTTCATATCCAGCATTTTCATTTATTGAATAAGTTTCTACCTTATCAGTTAAATATTCTATATTTAATTCAGCATATTCTTTTAAATAAGGACATTTACTAATATAGTCTCTTACAATATCAATCATTGCTTTACTCATTTATTTATCTCCTTTTGACCTGCATTTAATATATCTGCAAAATGGTCTGCCAACATTCTTTCAACAAAATGGTCTCCTCTTAACGCTCCACCATGATAATTAAGTTTTTGTCCACTTGGAACTTTCTTTATCCCTGGTCTACTCCAATATCTTCCACTCACTGGATCATGAAAAGCGCCTATTTTATATTTAGGGTCAATATATTTCTCTCCTTCGTGCTGATAATGAGCATAAAGTGTATTTATATTTATTTCTCCGCTTCCAACCTTAGTAGAATTATACATACTTGTTATCATTTGCCCACTGTCCATCTGCATATATTTATCGACATGTGCCATAAAACTACTATCAATTATTTTTTGCGTTCTTCCACCCTCTAGACCATATTTATCAACAATTTGTTGTTTTTGTAAACCACTAAAAGCTACTACATAATCAACTTTCATACTAAGCTCCTGTTACAGAGAAATGCCACATATCTTCTGAGCCATAATCTTTAATAGCAATGTTTGTAATTTTTATTACTTCTTGATAATCATTCAATAATTTAGATATAGTTGTAAAATTCTCTACCTTTCCTTTTATCAAATAATCATCATTTTGTAATGTCCATGTTTTTTGCTTTTTTCTAAAGTCCTCTGGTTTTTGATATTCTTCATTTCTATTATCATTTATTAGTATTCTTACAGACAAACCATCATTTTTTGTTAGCTGTGTTCCATTTATAGATATTCCATCATTAGAACTCCAAAATCCTTTTACATAGCTTACTTTATATGCTTTTTTATGGCTCTCATCTATGTATTGATTTATTACTGTTATATCTTTATCAAACATATCTTCCATATTAAACACCTCTATATAATAAGCCTGTATGTAATAAATATCTTCTTAATTTTTCTTTAATTTTCTCTTTTTGGTTAGAAATTTCTACATTAACATTATCTATTCCTAAAGTATCAAATGTTCTTGAATAATCTCCAACACTTTCACTCTTTAGATTATTGTTTGATAATATCGTATCTTTCTTATTTTCTAATTGCTCAACTTTTAATAATATATCAGCAACAGAGCAAGTTGCCATTTGTACTTCATCTTCGTAGCCTTTTATATCTCTATTGAAAATGTTTTTTTGTACTTCGTAACTTGCTCTTACTATTACTTTATTAAAGTCGGTTTCGGGCATGTCGCCCTTATATATGTTTTTATAAAAATCATAATCAGTATAATTTGTCATGCCCTTTTCCTTTCTATGCAAAGTCTACTAATAAATCATCATCTAGGTCTTTTACACCATAGATAATATCAAAAGAAACTTTGTCAGTTTTTGTTTTAGAATCATAATCAAATACAACTCTAACAGCTAATCCATTTGCAGAAGCAATAGCAGCTTTTGCAGCTCCTTGTGGTAATTCCAATTGTCTAGTTACTAAAGCTAGTCCATTTCTATGGAAGCCTAAAGAATGAGCTTTATTTATAAGCATTGCACTTACAGGTGTTTCAATTGCGAATGGTATTTTTTCAGTTACTTTTAGTGTTCCTGCACCCTCTGCTAATGTAACATCTTCTGCTACTTCAAACAAGTAACCATTTACAATTAACTTGTCTCCTGCTTTAATTGTGCCAGTTTTTGCACTACCATCTGATACAGTAAATTGAGTAGCACCTTTTGTGCATTTTACTTTGTAAGCAGTAGCGGTTCCAGCTGTTGCCGAAGCATTTTCTGGTGTATTTTGACTCATAAATGAGTTCATTGTATACACTTTTCCAATTTCAGATTCTTTTAGAGCTTCACTATCTCCTTTGTAACATGCTTTAGCAAAATTATCTAAAGTATTATATTTATATAAAGTATCTACAGATAAAACTAAGTTTCTGTTATTATCTCTTGGTGCTTTCTTTTTGTCTAATGCCTTAGCAACATTAGCAATATCACCTATAACTGGAGTTGATGATACAGATACTTTTGAACCAGCTTTTTCGATACCGACAGTTAATAAATCAACGTCTACTGCTTGTGCTATAGATGATAAAGCTGGAGTAATTACTTGTTCACTAAAATCTTTTATATCTAATGACATTTCTTTTGAAGATACAGCAACAGTAACATCTCTGTATCTATCCATTTTTACTGGAACAGAACCTTCTGTTACTTCTTGTTCTTCTGTTTCTCCTATGAAATTTTTAGCTACAAATTTAGCAGGTTTTCTAACAGTTATTGTGTCTCCTACTTTAACAAATTCTTTTGAATAATCTCTATGAACTAAATTAGCCATAGTTAAGTTTGATTCTAATACCATTAATGCTTCATTAGCAATTATTTGTGGTGTTAATATTGTGTTTCCCATATTTTATTACCTCTTTCTTTCTAATTATTTTGTTTTCTCCATTGTTTATAAGTGTTGTAATCCATTTTTTCTGGATCTCCACTTATTACTTTTCCTTGTGGTCCTTGTGTCGGACCTGAAAATGTTGGCAAAGGCTTATCATTATCAAATAAATAATCGTGGCTTTCTTTAATAGAGTTTATTTGTTCCTCTAATCCTTCCACGATTTCAAATTTGTCATTGTATTTAACCTTTTCCATATCTAGCATTTTACTCAAAATACTAGCATCTTTTGCTTTATAGTTTAATAAAGCCTTGTCTAAAGCATTTTGCTTTTTAAAATCTTCGATTTCTTTAGAACCTTCTGTTTTTCCTCTCTCGTACTCAGATTTTTTAATAGCTTCGACGTCCACTTTTTCAAGTTCAGCTATTTTGTTATTCTTTTCTGAAATAATAGTATCCTTAACATTTAGTTGTTCTGTTAATTCATCTATTTTAGCCTTTAACGCTGTTGTGTCTTTTCCGGAATCAATCATTATTTTTTCGATTGCATCAGTTTCGATTCCTAAATCTTCTAAAAATTTTCTTTTCATAATGTTTCCTTTCTCCTACTACGAACTTTTACGTGTTTTTCGTTCACGATGTAGTTATGCACTTGTTCACGACCTGCATATAGTCGAATTTTTGTATAAAAAATAGAAGTCCATTTTTTGAACTCCTATGATTTAACTATTTAATTATTGTTGAGGGTTAGGATTTGCACCTAACATAGAGTGCCAGTGTACACTCCTACGCCACTTCTGATAACGGTTACCCCTGTATTTTATTCGACTCGGATATTTCTATCGCACTTAGCGTCTACCTATTCCGCCACCTCAAATATCTATATTAATCTTCTATTTTTCTTATTATCTTTTCTTCTGGTATCGGAGATATTCCTGCTATATAGCATTGTTCGCCTCCTATACTTCCTTGTATGTCAGTTATAACTACAATACAACCGTTTGTTAATTCTACTTTGTCTCCTATTTTATATTTCATTACTTTACCACCTCTTTTATTTCATCTTGTCTTATAGTCTCTGTTTCATATTCTGGATATTCTCCTGTATCATCTACTAATATATCAGCTTCATACGCTTTTCCTTGCTCATATATTTCCACTATTGTTGCTTTTCTACCATCTTTTAATATCACAATATCAAACATTTTTATTTTCATCATTATTACCTTCTTTCCACTTTTTACTTGTTACATATGCACTTGTCATCTTAGTCTTTTTCGTATCTTTATCTATTATCCAAGCTGTTTTTACATTTGCATTCTTACCGTTTTCTCCTGTCAAATTCATTATAATTTCGTATCTTGTACCATATCCCAAATCTGGCTTTTCTGTTGCATTAAACTTATTTATATTAGTTCTTATATTCTCTATCAATTTATTTGAATTGCTTAAGTTATATCCTAGTGCTTTTTCAAATGCTTCTGCCTTATTTTTATCTTTTAATGGATTTAATGCATACTCAGTAAATTTTTCTTCTGGTATTATGGCTTCTTGATAATTTGGTAATAATATTATATCATTTTTTTCTTTTATTGTCACATTTTTATATCCTTTTATATATTCCCTTGTATAATCTCTCTTTAATTTGTTTTCTTCTGTAAATGTATTTAATCTATCTTGCCATTCTTTAGCTTTTATACTCGATTTTTTATAGCCTTCTTCATCTTCTACTTTATTAGCAATTACTTGTTTTCTTTTCCATCTACGAATGCCATTTTCCAAGTATCTTTGCTTCTGTGTTTTTTCGTATTCTTCCTTGTTTTCATCATAGGTAAATCCTAAATCTTCTTTTTTTGTGGAGCCATACCAAACAGTAAATAAGTGCTTGCAGTTAATACCTACTATTCCTCGTGCATCTCCATAATTACAATGTTTCATGAAATCAGGAAGTTTCTTTTCTTCTTCTGTGGCCTTTCCATCATAATCCCAGCAGAAGAATTGAAGTTCTTGCCACCATGCATGATTTGTGTAGTCTTCTCCTCCGTCTCCTGTTCTAGCACCAAAGTGATTAGTAACTCTTACTATATGATTTCCACTTTCTTTTATTACTTCTTCATTTACTTTTCCTGCCAAACCTCTAGTTGCGATTAACAAGTCTCTTCTTACTGTTCCTACAACATCATAATTCCTCACTAAACCGTTTTTATTTTGATAAGCAAGTATTGATATACCTTTGTCCCCTAACTTGTCTAAACTGTCTAATATTGCCTCCTGATAACTACAAACACCTGCATTTGTTTTTATGTATGTTTCTGTTATTATATCTGTATAAGTTTTCCTTACTTGTTCTTGTATATTTTTGTTTAAATTTAAGAAAGATTTTTGTATTTCATCATAACTATATTGTATTATATTTTGTATATTTGTACTATTTATTATTGTTTCTGGATTTAATAAAGCATTTTTTTGTGTTGCTATATTTAATTGATCAACAGGTATAGAGCTTATGCCTATATCTTTCATTGCTTTTGCTAATTCTTTTTTTGTTTTTCCAGTATATTCTTCTAATAGTTTTAATGTTTCACTGTTTAGTCCACCAAGCTCTTTTAGCTTTTCAAAATACCAATAATCACTGTTAATAAATTCTTCATTTATATTAAAATGCTCTGCAATTTTCTCTATTAGTTCTAGTTCTATTTTAGAATATATACTTATAATAGGCTTTATTGCACTTTGTATTTTATTTTCTATCATAAACTATTCCTCTTGCACATCGTTAGGTATTTGTTCTTTGCTTCGTTCTCGCATTTTATTTACGTATTCTATTGCTTCTTCTTCTGAATAATCTCTCGTTTGTACAAAGTATTCTATGTCATCTATTAAACCTGCATTTCTTTCTATTAAACTTTGTGATTGTTTCTTTTCACTATCAACTAGAATACTATCGTCCCAATCAAAGTTTGTAGTTGCCCCTACTTTGTGTTTTATTCCATACAAGCTCATTAAAATATCTATGCTATAAATCAAATCTTCTAATGCTGTTTGCAATGCTCCTTGAATATCTGATACAGTTACATAGTAATCTTGTTTACTTGATTTAATTTCTGTTGCTGTCTTTTCAATATTTTCTATTTTAGATATAGTTCCAAATGCTAACCCACATTGACTCTCACATTGTCTTAACCACTCATTTAATCCATTAAACAATGCTGTATCTCTTATTTGAGGACTAAATACGTTCCACTTACTTTCGTCTCCAAAATCTAACTTTCTATATAGTCTTTCTTTGCCTTTTGGTAATATATCATTTCCGTTTTTGTCTTTTGTAAATGCCGTTGCATCTATATCAACAGCAAGTTCAGAGCCTTCATATTCCCATAATGTTCTGCTGAATTGTTTGTCTATTTCTTCTAATGTATCAATAGCATTTGCAAATATTGCAACACCTACAGGACTTGTATTGTCAACTGGATTTGCAATAGGTATTCTAAAGTATCCTCCTAGCAATCTATTAACATCATTTATTTGTATTTCTTCTTGGATATTAGCCCAATCTTGCACTTGTGAAAGTAAGATTTGATTACCTAATATATTAGAATTATGTACTGTAGTTTTATATGCTTTGTTCTTTATTGTTAATACTGTGTCATTTAATTCTTGATATTCAAGCCTTGTATATATCTCATTTCCTCTTGTGATTTGGTCAATAAAAATAGCACCTAGCAATTCGCCAGTGCTATCAAATTTTGTAGGTATAAATTTATCAGCCTGAATACAACTTATTTTTATTTTTCCATTAGCATAAAATGGTTTAAAGAACATTCCGCCTTTGCCAAGAGCATACTCTGTATTAGTTCTTATATTCTTAATAAACCTTTGATATATCTTATCTATCTGTTTATCATCTACTTGTGATTTAAATTCTATTGTTACAGCCTTTGCAACTTTTTCGCATATTGTTTTCGCAACATATAATGACTTAACTTCTTCATTTAGCCACGGTGCTTTACTGTTGTATATAGCTGACCACTTTTCAATGGCAGATAGCATTTCATTGCTTGTTGATATATCTATATTAAAATCTTTTGCTATATCAGTTGTATTAAACATTTTATTTATTGCTCCTTTAATAAAATTTACTATTCTTTCAAACATTTTCATGTTCCTCCTATGCAACTCTACTATATTGTCTTATATATCTTTCCCAGCTGTATTCAAATGCATCTAATGTGTCTATGTCTGATGTTCCATCATCTAATCTTTCATCTTTTCCCTGTTCTTTTGGTTTATCATTATACACTGCATTTTCAAACGCTAACTCTAATGTTTTACAATCATGTGTCATAAAGTATCTAAAACTAGCCATTAAACTTGTAGTACATCTTACTCTGTCTATTATCTCTTCTTTGATACTGTTTCTAACGATTATGTGCGGATATTTTCTTGACACCATAGTTTTTATTCCATTTATCAGTGTTTGTTCAGCACTATCTGGATACATTGCACTGACTTGTCCATATTTATTTTGTACTCTTTCAATAAATAAATCTAATGCATTATATAATTGTTGTGGTGTCATTCCTGTTGCTTCTATTCTTTCTGACATTAAAGATGTCAATTTTGAGTAATCATTCTTTAAACCACTTGCAACAAATGTATGTGCAGAACCATTGCCACCAAAATCTATTCCTATTTGAATGAAGTCATAATCTGGGTTATCAGTATAATATGCTTCTTTATTATCACTATAAACAGTATATATAGAACCTTCCGCAGTTACCCATAATCCTAAAATGTTTCTCTTATAGAATACTCCTACAAACATTCTCTTATATCTTTCTTTTACTGCTTCTGATAATGTTAAATTATCGTCCATTGTAAAATGTAGATATAATATATTTTTTTCTTGTATCTTGTCTATATATTCTAATTTAAACCAATGATTTGGACTTTTAGGATTACAATTAAACCAAAATTTGGCACCTTCAATACTTAATCTTGCTACACCTTGTTCAACAAATGATTGTGGCATCAATGCTACTTCGTCAAAGAATATTCCAGCTAAAGTCATACCTTGTATCAAATCTTGACTAGCTTCATCTTTTCCACCAAACAAATAAAAATAGTTAGTTTTTCCATTTTTACTAACTATTAATAAATTTTCACTTCTTTTATGTTCATATCTATATTTTAATGAATGTAATTGTTTTTTTAATGTGTTAATAACATTCCTGTTTAAAGAACCTATCGTTTTACCACATATGGCAAAATCGCATTCATCATATTTTTCCATAGCCCACATTACAAAGCTTGGAGCCATACTTACTGTTTTTCCACTTCTGACGGATCCATCTGCAATAATTCCATCTTTGTCTTTCATTGGAGAGTTATCATTCCACCAAGTAAAAACTTTTAGTTGCTTATTAGACATTGGTTTCCATTTGAAATTAGCTTTACCCTTCTTCATTCCAAATATCCTCCGTCTTTTGATTTAACGCTTCTATAAATGAATTGTCTTCGTCATTATAATCTTCTTTAGGATCTAATATATCATTTAAATCTTTCAATGCAGATGTTAGCTCTTTTAGCCCTTTTCTATCTATAATGTCTATATATGACTTTATTTCTTCCTCTTCATTTATTGTTTCTTTACTTGGTTTACACATATCGTAATTGTATTCTACTGTCTTAGTCTTTTTCTTATTTCTCGCTATATGCATATTAAGTTCATTATTAGCTTGTACTATTTTGCTTAACAAATCATTTGCTACATCTTTTACTTGTATTATTTTATTAGCTTCTTTTTCCGATTCTTTTTCAAGTACTTTTTCTATTACTTTAGTACTTTTTTGTTCCTCTTTTAGTACCTTTTTTTCTTTCCAACCTTTTGTACTCTTTTTGGTACTTCCGTTTTGTTTTATTCCTTTATCTTTTAAGAAGCTACTTACTGATTTATAATTACCTAATATATATTCTTTTTCTAACTGCTTCCAGTCATACTTTGCCACCTCGCTCACCTACTTTGTTTTGTCTTTAATGTTTTGGTTTACATTCATTTTTTTACCTCAAAATATTTGTCTACTATTTCATGAATAATGTCGTAAGAATTTGATATTATATCTGCTACATCTTCTTCTGAATAGTCTTTTGCATCATGTGTTATATAATTATCTATATAGCAGTGTGTCAATTCATGTATTAAAGTAGCTCTTTTTCTATCTATTGGCAAATCTCTATCTAAATATATTTCTTGTATATCACAATGTGTAACTCCGTAGTATCTTGGAGTTACACTTTTTATATTATCGTCTTCATTTGCTCTTCTTTCATTTTGTATCCTTTTTATTTCACTTTGTGATTTTTCTTCTATTGTCCATGTTCTGTTATTTATTTTAAACTTCATTTTATTTCTCCTTTACATCTACACAAATCTCAAAGTACACACACTTCTCACATTGCTTCTCTCCCTCAATAACACACTTTTGTCTCTTCTTGTTTGCGTATGCTTTTCTTATTTTATATTCTTCGTCTATATATGACGCTATTATACTACCTTTCATCTAAATACCTCTTTTGTGTTTTTATAATTCACTATGCAATGATATGTTCTCCGACCGGCTTTCTTCACTTATTTTAGAACGAGTAAAACCGATAAAAAGCAATCGTTCTTCACAAAATTGACTAGTTTTTGCATACTTGCTTAATAAAATAGTCAGTTTTATTAAGTAGCTCTTTATATCACTGCATACTAAATTATAGAAAAATAGAGCCACGTTCTATGAACATAGCTCCGTAAAAGATATTTCTTTTTCTTGGTTGCGATGGTTGGAATCGAACCAACTGCCTTTAGCTTATGAGGCTAACGAGATTCCAGTTCTCTACAATCGCAATATTTAATGAGCTTAACTAGAATTGCTCTACTGCATCTTTTATCTAAAATTACGAAAGGAGGTGATTAACCTAATATATAATAATTTATCTAGTATTATTATTATCTTTTATGTGGCACATTTCTGTGCCTGCCCGCTTTATAGGGCAAAGTTATTCAACTATCTTCCAGTCTTCTGCTAACATGTCAGCTTGACTTGCTAACCAGCCTAATTGAATACCTGATGTTCCAACAAATGCTATTGCTTTATTTCCTATTGCTTCATGCTCTGAATTTATTGTTTCATTATTAGCATTTTTATAACTGATATTGGTTGCTAATTCTATATATTGATTTTTTCCATTCCAACCTTGTCTTTGTACTCTTTTTCCTCTTTTTAAATTAGATATTGCTTCTCCAAATGTAAATGTTTGAATATTTAATTTTGATTCATCTATATCATCACATATAACCCAATTATCAGCTACTATATTATCTAAATCTACAAATATATCTTCCGTTTCTAAAAAAGGGATTACACTTCCATCTTTACAATGCATTGTTATTGTTCCATTTTCTTTTACCCAATAACCTTTCCAGTGTTCTCTTTTTATTTTATGCCCTTGTTTTAATGCTTCATATGCTTTTTTAAATTCCATTTTTCCTATTCCTTTCAAAAAATAATAAAAGAGTAAACATTTAAAACATTTACTCTTACACAAACAAATTGCTTTTGCAAATACTTTAGTCGCTTGGCCTTTGAGATATTTTTCATATCTGCGACTTTTTATAATTTATCTATTATAATTATAATACCTTAGAATCAAAATTGCATCCAAATTTCATCACAATTTTATCACAATTTTTCATTATTCACCTATATTTAGTACATCAAGCATACTTTTTATTGCCGTGTCCCTTATATTTAATAATTGGTTTATAGATTTTGGTTTTTGGAACTCCATACAGTATTGTTGTGATACATAATCCCATTTAGATTTTTCCATATAATATATCTTTATAACAAACTTTTCTTCTGCTGATAGTTGATTTATCATATTTTCAACTCTTACTATTTTTTTTTCTAACTCGTCTTTCAATTTGGTTAGTTCTTCTAATTTGGTTTGTAAAAATTGCCTATCTTCTTTGTTTATGTGTCTTTCTTCTCTATGGTAATTCATTGCCGTATTTAGTACTTTATCTGATACTTTGTTTGTATTACTATGTATACTATCATAAGCCTGTCCAGCTAACTGCATATTTTCTATAATTTCGTTTTCTGTTTCCTCATATACCGTTCCAGCATATTCCAATCTTTTATCATATTCTTCTTTTTTTAATTGTATTTCCGTCAGCTTTGCTTGATTTTTTAAGTGATCCTTTAACATATTTTCAATATCTTCTTTAATATATTGCATCTTCTGTACCTCCTACAAATATTTTTTTAGATCTTCTTTTCTGACTGCTAATGTTAACTTGCCTAACTCAAAACTTATAACTCCATCTTTATCTAATATCTCAAACTGCTTTTTTACTATTGTATCTCCATTTATCATAACCATTTCTATTTTATCCATTACGTGTACCTCCAGATTATCTGATTTCTTTTGCTTTATTTTCAAAATATTGTTTGATACAGTCTTTGCAATCTAATTCTCCTGAATTTGTGTCACAATTTACTTTTTTGCATATATCTTCGTCAATATCTAAATTCATAATATAATAAGTCATTTGTTCTATTATTTTATCTTTTTGCTCCAGTTCTTGTTTTTGCCATTCCATATATTCAGCTTTAGTTCTATCTAATTCATCTCTCATTTCTCTTACTTTTTGAATTGGAATATAGTTTTTATTTATGTACTGTTGTGTTTTCTTTATGTTCTCAAACGGCGTATTTCCAAATAATTCTTCAAATTCTTCCTCGTTCATTTTATTTCTCACTTTCTAATAATTCTTCATAAACTTTATTTTTTTGATATAATTCATGAATTAAGTCTCCGTCATTACTAATATCTATAATTTCTTCATTTTTTCTAATCTTGTCTTTTACTTTTTTAATATAGCTTTCTTCTCCGTCTTTAAATCCTAGTTGATATATTCCTGCATTGTCTAATATTTTTTCATTTAATTCTTCATTCTCTTTCTTTAAGCTGTTCACTTCTGTTCGTAGCTGTTCATTCTTTTTTCGTAGTTCTTCTATATATTCTTTATAATATTCAATTTGTTCGTTTAATATATAATATCGTTGATTTTCTACTATATTTGCAATAGCACTTCTCTTTAATTTCTTACCATCTTCATATCCTTGCATATATCCTAACGCTTCATTTTGTGCTAATGCTATCATTTGATAATTATTATTTCTATCTTGTTTTAATTCTTCATTCTCTTTTAATACTTTTTTATATTCTGATAAAATATGCTGTTCACATCTGTTTCTTTCTAACATACATTCTTCTTTTTCGTATCTGCCACATATATTACATTGATTAGTAGAACATAATTTTAATCTTTCTATGGCTTCTTTTATACTATTTTCCACTACTCGTCCTCCTTGATATCTTCAATTTCAATATTCAATAAGTATTTCCATAGTTTCTTTTGCAACCAATTAAATTTTGTAGAAACCTCTATTTTTACATCCGTTCCACCTAATCTTGCATTTCCTATTTTTATAATTGATTTTCCTCGTTTTCTCAAAGATATCGTTTCATAATCTATATCGGTTGACATTTCTTTCTTATATTTCATACTGTATCTATCTAATACATTAATTAAAATCTCTGTATAAACTTGTTCGTTGCTTACTGGATTTACTGTATACCAATTTTCATTTAATAAATAATCTTTTATAAATTCAACAAATTCTTCTGCTTTCATCGGTGGATAAAAAATCCCAAAATTATTTCTAGCATTTAGCCAATCCGTTAATGTTTCTTTCATTATATTTCACTCCTCTCTTAATTTATTGGAAATAAAACTATACATTTTTGTGCTATGTCTTTGTTATTTTCATATATTTCTCCTTCAATTTCATTTTCATCATCTATATATTCTTGATTTAAAAATTGTCCGCTCCAAGTATTGTTTGGAATGTAATATCCATTTCCAAAACCTAATGTTCCTTCAAGTGGACTATAATAGTTCCCTTCCTCATCAGCACTTAGTATAACTTCTGCATTTTCATCTTCTAATTTCAATTTTTCTATTAACTCTTTAACTTTCATATCTTATTTTCTCCCCTCAACTAAATATTCACATGTTACCATTCCATTTAATATTAATTCGCACATAAAATCTTGTGCTGTTCTTCTATCACTGTATCTACAATTAGCATTTTTATGTATTCGTGGGTCTGTATCTTCCCATTTATTAATATCTATCATTACAGGACTTAAAAATATATATTGTATTCCTCTTGAAAAGCATAGATAATAACAACTATCATAAGGCTTTTTACATTTTTTAAATCCAATTTTTTCAAATTCTTTCATATCTACTATTGGTACTAACATATCTTATTTACTCCTTTACTACTAAATTGGATCTGATTAAATCTTGTATATATTCTTCTAAACATATTTCTTGTTTTTCTATAGTACAATCTAAAGGTAATTGAAAATCAATTGTCCTATCTTTAAATATTTCTACTAAAATTGGTATTTTTTTCTTAACTAAAGGCATTGGTCTATAATAACAAATTTTTGCATCTTGTTTATTATGGTGTGTAAAATGAAATCTTTCAAGTTCTTTTAAATCTACATCATCTCTTATTTTTAACATATCTATTCTCCTCCCTAATAACTCTGGATTATCTGTAATGTTTCCTATTACTTTTATTTCGTAGTCAAGTAAATCATCTAAAGGCAAACAATATGCTTTTGTTTTCACAAAAAAGCAACCATTCTTCCAGGTTATTACTCCTCTTTTTTTTATACCTTTTTCTTTTATCTCAACTATATCGTTTTCCCATATTTCTTTTTCATTTTTATCGTGTAGTCCGAGTAAATTGTCCTATTGTTTCTGGAATTACTTCATATCTTGTTCCATCTATGCTTTCACAATCTGATATTTCATATATATAACATAATTCTGTTGGTTGTAATAAATCTCCATAAACCCACTCGCCATTATCTATTCTTTTTCCTCTAAATTTTATAGTTCTATTCATCTTCTTCCTCCTAAATTTCTTCTATCTCATAGACACTTGGTTCATCACAACCATTGTAATAACTATAATGTACTAGCCTTAACTCATCTCTGCCTATTTCATTAAAGTATTTTGCGAACATTCTTGAATATTTTTCAAATTCTTTATCTGTTAGTAGTCTTACACTTTCAAAATCTCCAGCTGCTCCATATTCATATTCTAATTGATAATCTAAAAAATAGTCTGTTTTATTATTATTAAAATCTTCTCCATAGCCAATTGTAAAATCATTTTCTGTATTATAGTCATCTTTTACCTTAAATTTCTCTAACAATAAATCTACTACCCAGTCGTCATCATTTTCTAATTCCTCTATTATATTTTGAGGTATCTTAAATCTTACACATTTTTTTCTTACATAATCACTCATTATTCTTCTCCTCCTACTTTATAGCAATTAGCCATATAACTTTCTTTTGTTAGTATTGTTTGTATATCTCTTTCAAATAAAACTTCAGAATGTATATCAATCCAATCCTTATACGCAGATATTTCTACTATTTTTTCTCCATTTACATAGTCTCCAATTTCTATTAAATCTATTAGTTGTTTACTGTGTTTTACTATTTCTGTTGTTTTAATTATCTTATATTCCTTTCCTTCAAAATCTTCTATTCCTGTAAAATATAAATATTTATTCACTGTTTTATTATTATCTATTCTGTCAATTCTTTTAATTCCTTTGTTGTTTGTTCTTACATATTCCCCAACTTCTATCTCATTTCTATCTGCTTTGTTTATCTTCCTTGTAGCTTTTAATTCATCTTCATCTAAATCAAATGCCATTATATTTCCTCCCTTGTAATAATTTTTATACTTAGCTCTGGATACTTATACTCAAATAATTTCTGCTTAATCTTAAATGTCTCTGTTTTCATTCCTTTTGTGTCTTCTACAATTGTTTGTCCATTCTCTTCATAA